GGGCCGAAGAAATGTTGTTATGAAGAACATGGGATAAGAACTATATGATTCTGGCAGGGGCGTTTTTAACGCTAAGATTGGCATACACTACGGGCTTGAAGCTGACGGAATTGGAGGCTTTACTGCCAGAATCATAATATATTTAAGGAGAATAAGTTATGTCTGAACTATCACAAAAACAAAAAGTAATAAAAGAAACGACCACTATAGTCGAGATAAAAGAAAGTTACGAACTTACGACCGATTTGGGAATCATAAAAAGAATGCTCATAGGTATATTGTGTTACTGGCAATATGCGATAATGGGCAAGAAGGTAACATTTACATTAACAAAGAGATACGAAGAAAATAAATGAGAACTATTCTTGCAATATTAGGATTAAGTTTTATCGGAATCGGGGCAACTACAATCATTTATGATTGCAGGATTGGTATTTGTGTGGGTATTATCATTTTGGGAACGGGACTTATTATTGATGCGGTGAGAAAATGATATTCATTAGATTAAACAAAGACATAGAATTAACGAAGTCTTTACGCAGGGATTCAAACCGTAAGGATTGGGATATTAAGAACAATCCAGATGTATTGATAGAGCGTTATATATACGAAGAACGGCTGCACATGGAGGACAGAGGGCTGAGTTCTCTGATATTATCGACAAAAACCTGTATAATATAAAGATAGAGGAACAAGTTATGGAAGAAGAAGTCATAAAATTTGATATAAGAAACAAACTGGATAGGGACAATATGATAAGCATCTTGGCTCATAACGGTTATCATGTATGGGTAGAAAATACTGTATATGGAATTGTTGATATTTGGAATATATGTGTAGCGAAAAAGCCAGAGCAAGATGAATTACTGATGGCATAATGTGCATAACCCAGACAAACGAGCAGGTGACTAAATTATATAAGTCATTTGAGAAGATGAGAAAGGAATCTCGAAAGAGGTATAAACATAAAAAAAATGGGGGCGATAAGCAGACTTCTGGAAAGTAGATTTAACCTGAAAAACCCTCCGCAGTGGTTTATCGAATGGGTAGGCGGTGGCAAGACAGCTACAGGTATATACGTAAACGAAAATAAAGCACTTACATATACTCCATTCTGGGCCGCGGTTAGGATAATATCGGGCACGTTGGCTACTTTGCCCTTTATGGTATATTCCCGTCTTGAAAACGGCGGCAAGAACAAGGAGCAGAAGCATACAGTTTATAGACTTCTCCATGACCGGCCTAATGAAATGATGGACGCATTAACATTTCAGGAAACGCGGCAGGCTCACGTTCTATGCTACGGCAACGGATACGCGGAGATACAGAGGGACGGGGCAGGACGGCCGTTGGCTTTATGGCCATTGCTTCCCGATAAGACGCAGCGAAAAGTAAAAGACGGTATATTTTATTATGAAATAAATCTCGGCGGCGGATTCGCATACCTGCCGGATTACAATGTGCTCCATATAAAGGGACTTGGATTCGATGGATACACAGGCTACAACGTGGTGTCTTATCACAAGGAATCAATCGCCTATGGCCTGGCTGCCAAAGAGTATGGGGCAAGGTTCTTTCAGAACGACGCTTCACCTGGCGGCATTCTTGAGATACCATCGAGCTTAAGCGATAAGGCATTCAAGAGACTTAAAGAATCGTGGATGGAGGGACAGGGAGGATTGTCCAACACGCATCGCATCAAGATTCTTGAAGAAGGGCTAAAGTACAACAAGATAGGTATAGACCCCAAGCAGGCACAGGCGCTGGAGGTACAAAAATGGAATGTAGATGATGTATCTGCGATATTCCAGATACCACCTCACAAACTGGGTTCGATGGAGTTTTCCAAATTCAATAACGTAGAGCAGCTAAACCTGGATTTTCTCGCCACTACAATGCTTTACTGGTTCAGGAAATGGGAGCAGGAATGCAATTATAAACTATTCATGCCGTCCGAGCAGAAAAGTCTATTCTGTGAGATATTATACGATGCTATTTTAAGGGCCGACATAAAGACCCGATACGATGCTTACAATACCGGAAGAAATGCAGGCTTTCTATGTGTGGATGATATTAGAGAAAAAGAGAACATGAATCCTCTGCCGAATGATAAGGGCAAGATATTCCTGCAGCCGCTAAATATGATAGAGGTGGGGACAGAGCCACCGAAAGAGCCTACGGAAGAAGACAATATAAGGGACGGGTATCGACAATGGTTCAAGGTGCAATGGCTGAGAATCATAACCAAGCAGATAAACGCCACCAAGAAAAACAACGGCTTCAGCTTTAGCAGCCACAGGGACTATGCAAAGATGCTGCTCTCCGACCCTGCCAAGGTATGGGCGGAGCATAACAATCTTCCTGACAATGAGATGGAGAAGCGACTTCAAAGTGTAATTAACCTGAACGTTAATGAGAAAAGAAGGTTCGAGCTATCGGACGCCGATAAGATGGCCGACCTTCTAATGGACAGAATAGGAGGCAATCATGCCACTACCTAAGCCTAAAAAGAACGAGAAGCAGGATGATTTCATTAATCGCTGCATGAGCAACGAAACAATGAAGGAGGAGTACGAAGACAACGACCAGAGGTTAGCAGTTTGCTACAGCCTGTGGGAGCAGGAAAAAGAGAGCAAGAAAGAAAAACCCACAAATATAGAGCGTCGAATAATGTCCGTCGAGGACGTTGACATGAGAATCGAGGGTGACGATAAGCCTAAGATAGTCGGGTACGCGGCCAAGTTCAACAAATGGTCTAAGGATTTGGGGGGATTTAGGGAGAAGATACATCCTAAGGCTTTTGATGAGGTATTGGACAAGGCTGATGTGAGGGCTTTGAAAAACCACGACCCCAATCTCATACTCGGCAGGACGACGAGCGGGACTCTGAGCCTGAAGATAAATACGGTAGGCTTGAGGTTCGAGATAGAGCCTCCCAATACTTCGACTGGAAAAGATACCGTCGAAGAAATACGACGGAAGGATATTACAGGGTGCAGCTTCGCTTTTACCACTGCGGAAGATGACTGGAAATATCTGGAAGATGGCAAAGTCGAAAGAACTATAATGAAGGTGGCCGATTTATATGATGTCGGCCCTGTTACTTATCCAGCCTATCCCGATACGACCGTAGCGGCAAGGACGCTTGAGATATTCAAAGAGCAGGAAAAGAGCAAGGATGAAATTACGGACGAGAGAAAGAAAGATATTGAAAGGAAATTGAAAAGAGCCGAGTTCAGCTTCAATTACAATAAGATGGAAATAGAACGCATGAAATCAGCCGAGGATTGATTTAAGCGTTTTATAATATAAAGAAAACATAAGCCAAAAAAGACAATATAGGCAACAGGTGACTTGATCATCACTTAGTTGCTGTAATCAACGAAACGCCTATTACAGAGGCACGTTTGAGAAATCGAACGTGCCTTTCTTTTTTGGCACATTAAGGAGTATGAAAATGACAGTCAGACAATTATTGGAGCTTGCAAACGCAAAGATTCAGGAAGCAAGGGACATCAAGGACAAATGTGATTCCGAAGGTCGTGGCATGACTACCGAAGAAGCCAATAAGTTCGATGACCTGATGAATGAGTCCGAGCGGTTGCAAAAGGAAGCAGAGCGGCAGAAAAGGCTGGAAGCTGCCGAGGAAAAAATGACAAAACCCGAAGAAAAAAAGAGCCAGCCGGAGATTATTGACGGTTCGAGAATTGAAGTAGGTGCGACTAAGTTTTATCGCACAGGCGAACTCAGGGCGTTCAAAGGCCCGAAGGCCGAAATCAATGCTTATAAGAGCGGTAAATGGCTTATGGCAACAGTTATGAAAGACGCATCGGCCCGGCAATGGTGTAATGAGCATGGCGTTGAGGTTCGAGTTATGACCGAAGGCGTTAATAGTGCCGGAGGTTTTCTTGTTCCTGACGAAATGGAACAGACGATTATTGACCTGCGGGAGCAGTATGGAATGTTCAGGGCAAATGCAAGGGTCGTAAGGATGTCAAGCGACCATATGCTTGTACCCCGCAGGGCCGGTGGATTAACAGCCTACTTTGTAGGTGAAACTGATGCGATAACGGAATCAGACAAAAGTTGGGATCAGGTCGAACTTACGGCTAAAAAGCTCGGTGTGCTTACCCGAATGAGCACGGACGTAAGTGAGGATTCGATCATCAATTTGGCCGATGATTTGGCCAATGAGATAGCATGGGCATTTGCCAAGAAAGAGGATGAGTGTGGACTTGACGGCGATGGCACATCTACTTACGGCGGCATGGTTGGCATTAGGACGAAGTTTGTGGACGGCAACCATACGGCTGGTTATGATGCAGGTACTTCTCCTTGTACGGCATGGTCACATATCACATTGGCGGATGAGATTACCCAAATACTTAGCCTGCTTCCTGCATATGCTATTGCAGGGGCAAAGTGGTATATCAGTCCTGCCGGTAAGGGCGGATGTTTCGATTCTCTCGCCTTGCAAGCTGGCGGCAATACGACATTTACTATTGCTGCCGGTGCTCAACCTCAATTTGCCGGTTATCCGACAGTAGTTTCCGCAGCCATGCCTTCAGCGCCGACCAATGGTACTGTATATGTACTGTTCGGTAACTTGGCTCTATCGAGTACATTTGGCGACAGGCGGGGCATTACTCTAAAGGTCAGTTCCGAGAGGTATCTTGAATATGACCAAATCGGGATACAGGCAACGGAGCGTTTCTGTATTGTAAATCACGACATAGGTGACACTTCTACTGCCGGGCCGGTAGTTGCTGGCGTTGGAACCACATAATCAACCTAATTTTGAAAGGAAAATAATAATGAGTGTTCCAGATTATGATATTAAACAATTAATCGTTCCTACTACGGCGATTACCGCTGCGAGTACAGCTAACTGGGGATTTGTTGATACAAAGGGTTATGACTATCTTTCTATCGCTCTTGTAGAAATGAGTGCTTCAGCCTCTACTCAATTAGGCGGTTTGAGGATTCGAGAAAGTGACACATTGCCTACGGCCTTTACCGATCTGACGGCGATAGTTGCTTTAACAGGAGCGGCCGCCACGAGCACTTCGGCGGGATTTGCATTGCCGTATCCTAATTCGGCCTCTGCCCAGGGGAATATATACAAGGCTAATATCGATCTTAAAGGCCGTAAAAGATACATCGGTCTTGATTATATTCCATCCGTAACTACCCAGGCGGCCGCTGTTGCCTTACTCTTTAGGAGTGAAGGCGACAGGATGTCGGTAGGTACTGATAAGACGGCAACTACTACTACGGAATCACTACGGCTCAGTCTGTATGTGTAATACCATAACTTGTTCATCCGGGCGGTGGCTACGGCCCCGTCCGGGTGGACTTATGAACAGGTTAGATGAACAAGGAGTTAATTATGGATACGGAAGAATTAAGGAAACGAGTCGAGGCGATTCCCTATTGGTATCACAGGATAGAGCTGCCGGACGGGATTGTGACTAATGGCTGGTCGCCTTTGTGCGCCGATAGATATGCTATTCCCGATAACTTAACGGGAAAGCGTGTCTTGGATATAGGAGCATGGGACGGATACTGGACTTGGGAGGCTCTAAAGCGAGGGGCTATAGAGGTCGTAGCCATAGATGATTTCTCGGACGATACCGGCGACCCTAAAGTTAAACGTAACGACTGGGAGACGTTCGATCTGTGCCGAGAGGCGTTTGGGTTTACTCAATATGAGATATGGGATAGTGAAAAGACCTATGATGGATGGCGAAACATTGAAAGTCAATTAGTATCGAGATATAAAGTATCTTTATATGATGCTATTGATGATATGTCTTTAGGTCAATTCGATATAGTCTTTTTCTTCGGCACTATTTATCATCTCAAAGAACCCCTAAAAGCC